ACTACAAGTAAAAAGGTAGCAGAAATAACTGCACTTCAACATTTAGACGAATTACCAGACTACTATTCAAGATTGAAAAAGATGGAAAAGAAAAAATCTCCAGTAAAAGAATCTGTAGACAATAATAGAGAAATGCTAGCTGGGAAAAGATATTGTCTACTGTGCAATAAGCACGAAACCGAACCAGAGTGTTCTTGGGGTCCTGCTATGTGGAGAAAGTATAGTATTGCCTCAATTCATCCAGCAAATGAAGAAGTTGTTTATGAGGATCATAAAGAAGTTGCTTCTGGGAAAAAGAAAGATGAAGAAGGATATATGGCACGAGTTGAGTTCGACCAGATCGATAGATCTGTTGCTATTTTAAGAAAATTAATTACTAAAGGAAATCAACAACTTCCTGCTTGGGTACAATCCAAGATCACTAGGGCAGCAGATTTTATTGACACTGCAGCAGAGTATATGCAGAGTGATGAAACTGTTTCTGAAGGATTTATAGATCCAGAACATGGGGAATCTCCTAGTGGAAGATCTCCATTAGAAAATGTTTCAGATCATCCAAATCCCAAAGTGAGAAAAAAGGCAGTAAAGGCATTTAAAAAGCAGATGGGAAAAGAATATGGTGGAAAATGGAAATCTAGAGGAGATGACCCTACAAACGAAGATACTTGCCTAAGTTTTTCCAAGTTTATGCAAATTGCAGAAGTTGCTGCCTGGCAAAGAAAAGAAGGGAAGAATAGAGAAGGTGGACTGAATGAAAAAGGCAGGAAATCATATGAAAACGAGAATCCAGGATCAGATCTCAAAGCACCTTCAAAGAAAGTTGGAAATCCTCGTAGGGCATCATTCTGTGCCCGTATGTCTGGGATGAAAGAAAAACTTACATCAAAGAAGACTGCAAGTGATCCAAATAGCAGAATCAACAAATCCTTAAGAGCGTGGAATTGCTAAAATGAAAAGTTACAATCAATTTATCTCAGAAAGTATTAATATTTCTGGGGATTTTAATGGAACCCTAAACATAAATTCCCAATCAACTCCCCAAAAAATGGGAGAAGAATTCTCTGTAGATTTTGTTTGGCAAGGAAGTATTTACAGAGTAGATATGATTTCTGAAAATGGCATCCCCGCAAAGGATAGACTTACAGAGCAACTTCAAAGTGAGTATCCAGGTGCCATTATACATAACATATATCCAGCAATTGAAAAGAATACAAACATCACAAAAGTAAGTAGATATCACCCATCAAAACTAGAGTGGATTTAATTTATGGCAATTTGGAATAAGAATGAACAAGATTATTTGAATCAAGAAAGATCCCTCTTCGAAGTTTATATGAGGGCTAATAAGTATGGAGAAATCTATGAAGATCTTGGGCAAGGATTTTCTGGAGATGCTTTTGGAAGACTAAGATCATCAAGTCCTTATACTCTTGGGGACTATAAACATCTTTATTCTATTGATCCTGATTTTACAAATGTACTTGTAGGCACTGGAGCAACCGTAAGTTTTGATGCCAATCAAGCAGCAGCAATTTTAAGTTCTGGTATCAGTACTAATGGGTATACTATTCACCAGACAAAGAGATATCACCATTATATGCCTGGCAAATCTCAGGTAATTTATTCCACATTTAACTTTGGCACAGCACAACAGAATGTCTATAAAAGAACTGGATATTTTGATGATAGAGATGGAATTTTCTTTGAGCAAGCACCAGATGGAACTTTAAGCTTCGTAATCAGATCTTATGTGACTGGAATTGCTTCCGATAGGAGAGTCGTTCAATCAGAATGGAATAAAGATAAATTAGATGGAACTGGTCCTTCTGGATTTAATTTAGATATTACTAAAACTCAATTATTCATGACTGATTTTGAGTGGTTAGGTGTTGGTAGAGTTCGTTGTGGATTTAGTATCGACGGGCATAATATTATTGCTCATGAATTTTATAACTCAAATCACCTCCCAACAGTGTATATGTCTAATCCAAACCTTCCAGTAAGGTGTGAGGTTAGAAATACTGGAACTCAAGTAGGTGCTGGTGGATCTTTTATTCAGATTTGCTCTACTGTAATAAGTGAAGGTGGTTATACTGAGGCAGGTAGAGAATTTTCACACACAACAAATCTTAGAACCGTTGGTGTTGGTACTACGGTTCCAATTATTGCAATTAGACTCAAGAATTCATTTAAGGGATATCCAAATAGAGCAACAGTAAAACTTGAAGATGTTACAGTGTTTAGTAATGGTGGTAATGTAAAATATGAGGTTGTAAAACTGAGAAGTTCTGTTGGAATTAATACAACAGGAATTTGGGTTTCAGAAAATACAGAATCTGTTGTTGAATTTAATGAAAGTGCAACTGGAATTAGCACTGTATATTTTGAAGACTTTATGGGTGGTTATGCTGCAGGAGAAAGTCAAAATGCACAAAAACCATCGGCAACAACTACTGATGCTCAATCAGGACCAACTTCAAAGAAAAATTTCTTATCTCAAAATTATGATTCTTCAGATTCAGAAATTTTTTCAGTTCGTGTAACTAATATAAGTGATACTAGCACTAATGTTGGAGTTTCTATAAGATGGAGGGAGATTTATTAAATTATGAGTGATAATGTTTACTTAGGTAATCCTTTATTAAAAAAGGCAAATACCCCTATAGAGTTTACCCAAGAACAAATTATTGAATTTGTTAAGTGCAAGAATGATCCTGTATATTTTGCGAATAATTATGTGCAAATTGTAACACTTGATCACGGTCTTCAGTTATTTAAACCATATCATTTCCAAGAGAAATTAATCTCAAATTTCCACAATAACAGATTTAATATCTGTAAGATGCCTAGACAGACAGGTAAATCCACTACGGTGGTTTCCTATCTTCTACATTATGCAATTTTTAATGATAATGTTAATATTGCAATTCTTGCAAACAAAGCATCTACTGCCAGAGATCTTTTATCGAGATTGCAAACTGCGTATGAAAATCTCCCCAAATGGTTGCAGCAGGGCATTCTTGCCTGGAATAAAGGATCTATGGAGTTAGAGAATGGATCAAAGATTCTAGCTGCTTCTACGTCGGCATCTGCAGTTCGTGGTGGTTCTTATAATATCATCTTCTTGGACGAATTTGCGTTTATTCCAAATCATATTGCAGATCAATTCTTTGCTTCAGTATATCCAACTATTTCTTCTGGACAAAGTACTAAGGTTATTATAGTTTCCACTCCATATGGAATGAATCATTTCTATAGGATGTGGCACGATGCAGAACGAGGGATGAATGAATATGTTCCTACCGAAGTTCATTGGTCAGAAGTTCCTGGACGGGATTCTAAATGGAAAGCACAGACTATTGCTAATACTTCTGAGCAACAGTTTAAAGTTGAGTTTGAGTGCGAATTTTTAGGTTCAGTAGATACCTTAATTGCTCCAAGTAAGTTGAAAAGTTTAGTATATGATAATCCAATTAAGCAAAATAAAGGGTTGGATGTTTATGAAGAATCAAAGAAGGAACATGATTATGTAATTACAGTTGACGTTGCGAGGGGAGTTGGAAACGATTATTCGGCATTTGTAGTATTTGATATTACAACTTTTCCACATAGAATAGTCGCAAAATATAGGAATAATGAAATTAAACCTATGATATTTCCTTCAATTATATACGATGTTGCTAAAGCATATAATAGTGCATTTATTTTATGTGAGGTCAATGATGTAGGAGATCAAGTAGCAGCAATCCTTCAATATGATCTAGAGTACCAAAATCTCCTTATGTGTTCTATGAGAGGTAGAGCAGGTCAAATAGTAGGACAAGGATTCTCTGGAAAGAAAACTCAACTTGGATTAAAGATGTCAAAGACTGTGAAAAAAGTTGGATGCTTAAATCTAAAAACAATGATTGAAGAAGATAAATTGATCTTCAATGATTATGAAATTATTAGTGAGTTGACAACTTTCATTCAAAAACACAATTCGTTTGAAGCAGAAGATGGTTGTAATGACGACTTAGCAATGTGTTTAGTCATTTATGCCTGGATTATTTTAAGGAACTGACTGATCAAGATGTAAGAAAGAGATTATATCAAGAACAAAAAGAACAAATTGATCAAGATATGGCACCTTTTGGGTTCATTTTAACTGGAATTGATGATGAGAAAGAATTTATTGATAAAGATGGAGACATATGGCACGTAGATGAGTATGGAGATAGGTCATATATGTGGGAGTATAGATAAAAGGGCAAATTTATAAATACTTTTAGATAAAAAATGAAGCAGTTAGAGGAGTCAAAATGGCTTTAAGCTTATCATCTCCAGGAATTTCAATTAGAGAAGTAGATTTAACTAGAGGTTCAGTTAATCCAACTTCCCAGTTAGCAGCAGGAATTGCAGCACCATTTTCTAGAGGTCCAGTAGACGAAGTAACTACTATAACATCGGAAAGAGATTTATTAGACATTTTTGGTCCACCTTCAATGACTGATTACCATTATGAGTACTGGTATTCAGCATCCAACTTTATGTCATATGGTGGTAGTTTAAGGGTTGTAAGAGCAGATTCTGCCAATTTAAAGAATGCGAATGCTGGTGTTGCAGCATCATCAACTGACCTGAAATTAAAAAATTATGAAGATTACCAGGAATCATTTGCATCTGGTTATTACTGGGCAGCAAGAAACCCAGGTTATTGGGCAGATGGTCTTAAGATTTGCGTAATTGATAACTTTGCAGATCAAATTTTCTCTGGAATTAATACAAATGGCATTTCAGTAGGTGCCGGAGTTACTCAGGCAGTAACTGGTGGATTCATAAAAGGAATTGTATCTGGAATCGGAAATTCAGAATTCTATGTAAAAGTAGTCAGCAAAACCATTGCGGGAACCGAAACAGATCAAGAATATACCGAAAGGGGAATTTATTCTTTTGATACGGATAGTAACATCTACGTTAATGGTTCACTTGGAGTAGGAGTTACTGCAGTTACTATTGGTAGAGGGTCCTTAGGAACTACAGCATCTACAATATCAACATCTCAATCTCTTACAACACTTGATGTAATTGGCACCACTACTTTGGACATGCAGGGTGGAGAGCAATTGCAAAATGGAGACCTTGTGCTCTATGTTTCTAGTAACACAGGAATCACAACTTCATCTTATCTATTAATTGATTCGGAACTTATTTCAGTATCTTCAATTGCAGGAAATGAAATAACAGTCACAAGAGGTCAATTGGGAACAACTGATGCTGATCACGATGATGATAGTGCGATTAAGATAATTAATCCTCTTGTGGGTAATGTTACCGTTTCTTCTGGAATATCTTCCACAGGAACTCAACTTCAACTGAATAGTCTTGGCAATGTGACGACTGGAGATTACCTAAGAAATCCAACATCTGGAGAAATTTTTGCAGTTACCTCAGTTTCCAATTCTGGTGTTCTGACTCCAACTACTATTTCCGATTGGTATAATCAGCAGTACATCTTAAACACCGCAAATGGAGACAGGCAAACTATTCTCTGGAAATCAGTTGCCGCAAAACCAAGAACTAATCAATACGTTTCCAGTAGAAACGGAAGCAATGATGCACTTCACGTTGTAATTGTCGATAATGCCAAAGCATCTCCAGTTTCCGGAACTCCCCAAGAAATTCTAGAAGTCTTTAGAAATCTTTCTAAAGCAACAGATACTGTAATTTCTCCTTCCGAACAGGTATACTATAAAGATTATATCTCACTAAATTCTAGATACATTTTTGCTGGAGATGTATTAGGAACCGATGCTTATTGGGGAACAACTGAAGTCCCTTCCAATTTCTCTTCTGGATTCACTCCAGTTTCAACTTCATTAGGAGTTTGGGGAGCATCATCAACTGATACTGATTTCAATTCGATTGGTAACGTTTCATTTGTTCTCTCAGGAGGGAAAGATTATTCTACTGCCCCTAATCAAGATACTAATGTTGGAGGGTATTCACTAGAATTATCTGACTTAGCATCTGCAATTGATAGATTAGCAAATAGAGTTGAAGCAGATATTGCTTATCTCATACAAGGTAGTGCTGCTGGTTCTGCCCAATTTGAGCAAGCAAGAGCATCTTACCTTATAACAGCTGCTGAGGCAAGAAAGGATTGCTTAGCATTTATTTCCCCATATAGAGCAGCAACTGTTAATGTTGCCAGTGAGGCAACTAAACTTGCAAATGTGTTATCATTCTTTACTCCATTGACCTCTTCTTCATATGCAGTTTTTGACTCTGGATATCAATACATTTACGATAGATTTAACAAGCAATATGTTTATATTCCTTGTTCTGCAGATATTGCTGGAGTTGCAGTAAGGACGGACATTAACCAATATCCTTGGTACTCTCCTGCAGGAAAGACAAGAGGAACTCTGAAGAATGTTATAAAACTATCATATAATCCAGATCAAGATGCTCGTGATGAACTTTATTCAAATAGAGTTAATCCAGTAATCACATATCCTGGATCTGGTTCAGTGCTATTTGGAGATAAGACAGCACTTTCATACACTTCTGCATTCGATAGAATTAACGTAAGAAAACTGTTTATTGCGATTGAAAATGCGATTAGAGGTGCTGCGGATGCCCAACTGTTCGAATTTAACGATGCTGCAACTAGAGGAAACTTTATCAATATTGTTGAACCATACCTTAGAGAGGTTCAGGCAAAACGAGGAATTAGTGACTTCCTATTAGTGTGCGATGAGTCAAATAATACCCCAGCAGTGATAGATAGAAATGAATTTGTTGCTGATATATATGTAAAACCTGCTCGTTCTATCAACTTTATTGGACTGACATTCATTGCTACGAGGACTGGGGTTTCCTTTGAAAGCGTAGTAGGAACATTCTAATCTAAATAGGAGAAAAAACAATGGCAA